ACTTCTCTAGCAGAGTTAGTTTCATTGTTCCCAGAGTACGAATACTCCTTGTTAGGTGGCTACGGCTACAAGCAGGATTTGAATACTCAAGTTGAAATGATTCGTTACTTTGATAAAGACCAATCAATCATTTACATCCCTACAAAGGATAATCTAGTTCTTTCACAGGCTAAGAATCCATTGGGTAAGATGATGGTTGTAGTAGCCCGTAAGCCATCTATTGATGATGAACTTCGTGGACAGTTTGATGACATCCTTGGAATTCAATTGCTGCGTAACCGCTTCGCGTTACTTGCGATGGAAGCAGCAGAAAAGTCAGTACAGGCACCTATCGTACTTCCACAAGATGTACAGGAATTGCAACTGGGTGGAGATGCGGTTATCCGTACTTCCAACCCAGCAGGTGTACGTCGTGTAGAACTTAACATCCCACCTGGTGCATTTACAGAGCAGAGTTTGCTTAACCAAGAACTTCGCGTTGGTGCTCGTTACCCTGAATCACGTACTGGTAACATTAGCGCATCAGTTGTTACAGGACAAGGTGTGCAGGCTCTTATGGGAGCCTTTGATACGCAGGTTAAATCTGCTCAAGCAATCTTTGCATCTGCACTACGTGATGTAATTCAAATCTGTTTCCAAGTTGATGAAAAGATTTTTCCACAGGAAAAGACAATTCGTGGTGTAGATTCAGGCTCACCTTATGAGATTACATATAACCCTAGAAAAGACATCAAGGGTGACTACTCAGCAGATGTTCGCTATGGTATGTTGGCTGGTCTTAACCCAGCACAGGGACTTATCTTCATGCTACAGGCACTTGGTGGTGGATTAATCTCCAAGGATATGGCTATGCGTGAACTTCCATTTACAGTTAACGTATCTCAAGAACAAGAAAAGATTGAAATTGAAAAGATGCGCGATGCTTTACTTGGAGCGCTTACAGCATACACACAAGCAATTCCACAATTGGCTACAACTGGTGGAGACCCAAGCGAAGTAGTACGTAAGATTGCCGATGTTATTAAGGCACGCCAAAAGGGACAGGCACTTGAAGATGCAATCGAAGAAACATTTGCTCCAGAGCAACAAGTTCCTCCTGCTGGGGTTCCATCGGTTGAGCAACCGTCCCCTGTTCCCCCTGGTTCTCCAGTAGGAGGCTCTCCAGAAGGCGCACCTATGCCGCCAGAAGGAATGCCAATGCCAGGAGGAGCACCACAAGCACCACCAAGTATTCAAAGTTTACTCTCTGGTCTATCTGGCGGAGGAACACCAACAGCATCGGTACGGACAGTAACGCGTAGATAATCTAAGTAGGGGACAATGACAACTCTAGTAGCAATTCAAGGTGATGGTTGGTCCGTAATGGGCTGCGATTCTCGCCTTAGCGATGAACATGGTCGCTTTCAAATTGCTAAGACTCCTAAGATTGTTGAAAACAATAGTATCTTAATTGGTGGTTGTGGTTCATCACGTGCAAGTAATGTTTTACATTACGGATACGTACAACCTAAGCCAACTCTTAAAGAAGATTTAAGTGCTTACATGACGCAAAAGTTTATCCCAGCAATGCGTAAAAACTTTATTGATGCTGGTATAGATATGAAAGAGGACGGCGATGTTGCGCAAATCGATGGAGGATTCATTATCTCCGTTAAAGGGCAAGTCTTTTCAGTCTCTGAGGACTACTCTTGGGACACTGATGTTCGTAATGTATATGTTATGGGTAGCGGTGGTGATGTTGCCCTCGGTGCATTGGCAGCGTTGGGTGTGGAAAAAGTAAATACTATTAAAGAAGCAGAGCGAATGATTCGTAAAGCAATTTCTATTGCAATTCAATACGACAACATGTGCTCACAACCAATTCATATTTTTACACAACATGGTAATAAGGAGAAATAATGGCTGTAGAAAATCGTGGAGGTATGCGTCCAAACGCACCACAGAATAATCCTGCCAATATCAATCCACTCGGTGGTAACGGGCAAAGCGGAAGCGGGACACAGGCTGCTACTTATATTCCTGGGATGGGGTACGGACAAGGCAAGGCTTTAATGCAGCAGCAAGAAGGCGCAAAGTTGGCTGGACCTACACCTACACCAAAGGCTGCGACACCAACTGTATCACGTACAATGCCAATGCCAGAAGCACGTCCTTTAACTGCACCATCTGATTTTCCAAATGAAGATATTACAACAGGTGCTCCAATTGGTAACACACCAGGACCAGAGACATTAGCACTTCCCGTTCAAGAAGCAGTAGTTAATGACCCTGATTTAGATTTAGTACGTGAGTATTTTCCAATTATTGAACTATGGGCAGAGCAGGTAGATACTTCACAGGGTACTAAGGATTATGTAAATTACCTTAGGACCATTCTATGAATTTATGGGAATACATTGGCAATCTTCAAAAGGACATTGGTAACAATGTTAATAACGATGCTGTCCCAGCAAAGAACGGTCGCGTTCCTTTCGGCGTAAGTCTAGATACTGCAAAAGCAGTTCCAGCAAAAACTGGTAACACTGTCGTGCAAGCACGTTTTGCTCCAACTCGTAAAATTACAAACGAGGATGTTGAAGGATTACGCGTTAACATTATTAAGGGTTTTACTAAGGCTACAGAATTAGCAATGAAGTATACCCCACTTGCAATTATACCTGCAATTGATGAAGCAACCAAGGGTGGACTTTCAAAAGCCCTAATGTCTGGTGCAAAGAACGTGCGTTCTAACTACGCATTTGTTCGTGGTGCAGCAGATGAAGAAATAGCAAAAGGAATGCTTGCTGGTCTTAATTTAGTTGCTGGCGGTGTTACTGGAGCAATTGCTGGTGCTGGTCTTGGAGCGGCTGCTGGAGCGCCATTTGCCTTAGTTGGTGCTGGACCTGGTGCAATTGGTGGCGGAATTGCTGGCTTTGTTACAGGAATTGCAACAGCAGGAAAAGCAACTCGAAATATAGCAAAAGATGAAACATTTGGTAAGGGACTAAAAGAGAAAGCAATCTATGCTGAATCTGCAGTTGGTCAAGAACATTACAATTTTGGTAAAGATGTAACAACTCAACTAGCACGTATCCAAGGTTTCAAGACACTCGGCGATACAAGCATGGGTATTGGTGCAGTTACATCAGGTTTACTTAACTTTGGTTTTGAAGTTGGTTTTGACCCACTTCTAAAAGGAACTAGCGTTGCTGGTAAATCAGCAAAAGCAGCACTTGTTGGTGGAGTCACACCAAAAAGCCAAGGTTTAGTTGCTGATTTTATTGGTCGAAAGACTGGATTAAGAGAACTTGAATTAGCAGATAAACTTGAAGCAGATATTGATACTATCAAGAAAACTGCTGCAGGTGAAGCAACAGTCTACACTCCTTTATTTGAATTTTTAAAGAACAACGATGCTGCTACAGTACTTAACCACCCAACATTGAAAAATAATGATATGGGTAGCGTTGCTGCATCAGTACTTTCTGGTAAGTCAAACGAAGAAATTGGTCTTGTACTACGCATCGGTCGTGGTGATAAGAGCGCAATTGATGAACTTGAAAGCAATCCTAAGTACGCAGATACATATGCTGAGTTAAATCGCTACGAGTCTGGCATTTCTGCTCTCGAACAAGATGGAATGATATGGTTCCGTCACGATAACAGCCTAATGATGGTTGGCAGTAAGTATAAAGACGGTGCAGACCTTATAAAGGCTGAACTAGAAGTGCTTCGCGGAAAGAAAGACTTTATTGAACGAGCAATTAGTCTCGATTCATGGTTGCAGACAGATAGAACGGTATCCCAATTTCCATGGGTTGAGCGTATGCGTGCAGATAAGGCGGCACGTGGTGCTGCTACAAAGATATCTGGCAAGAATTATAACAATGAACTCATTGATGGAGTACGTCAAGAGACAGAGTTCGGTGATATTATCACATCTGTGTACAAGAACAATCTGTTTTCTACACCAATCAGTTTCGTGAGCCGTCTTATTGACGATGCTCCACATATGACAGTTAACTTTAACGAGGGCGTACAGTCTGTTACACGCGTACGCACAAGCCTACGCGATGCAGTAACTCGCAAGATTATCGACGAAAAAGAAGCACTGCAAATCCTTAATGACTTTATTGCTGCACCCAATGAAGGTGTAAAAAATGAGATTATCGAAAACTATGGAAAAACTGTAATCCGTAATGCTGCGATTAACTATGGACATCATGAAGATATTGCAGAATTAGCAGTTAATACTTACATCAAGAACCATCGCCTAACTAAGCAAGAAGCAGTTCAAGCGAAAGAACAAAACCGTGCATACATGGTTGGTCAAGATGGCGGAGCGATGTCTGACCCACAGTTGATTACACAACTTGCTAACGGTGCCTATCTTCCAGATATTGCAATTATTGATAAGGCATTCAAGGAGTTTGGAACACGCCCTGGTTCTATTACCAAGGCTGGACGTTCAACTGCATATGGTCTAAAAACAGCACTAGATGAACTGCAAGCCATCTGGCGTGGTGGAACATTGGCACGTGGTGGTTTTACAGCCAACATTCTTCGTGATGCTAACTTCCGCGCATGGGCAGATACTTCAATGTTTTCTCTATATGCACAGTTGAGCACAAGCAGCCTAGATGCTGTAACTAATGGACTTAATACAGTCAAGAAGATTGCATCTTGGGAGAAAGATTCAATTAGCCCTAAGCGCAACATGCGTAACATCCGTGAATCTATCGACGAAAACGAAAAAATTCTAAAGAAGATGGAAGGCCGTCTTGAGCAAGAAGGTTTCTACAAGAAGCCTAAGAAGGGTGCGAAGGCTGTAGAGATTACACCAGCACTTCAACGTGTTATTGATTACAGAGACAGAATCGCATCTACTGTAGCAGAACTGCGTCGTCAAGAAAAGGCTATTGTCGATAATATGCCAACTCAGGTAATTAAAAAGGACAAAATTACTGTATCTGGTTGGGAGTTTCCAGCACCGCTTTCTGGTCAACTTGGAGAGATTAGCCGACAGAAGTTAAACGGTAGAGAAGAAATTCGTGGTGCGTTGGCATCTGTTCGTGAACTAGAGATGGAATCTGTACGCCGTGGAAGTTACGGTGGCAAGGTTTATCATGCTGTAGATAATGAAGCAGAGCATCTTGTAGCATGGACTGATATGCTTAATAATCACCTACGTAACGACCCTCTTGCGGTTAAGATTATGGAAGGCGACATGAGCAAGCCAGAGTTAATGAACTGGCTACAAGAAAACTCTCAGCGTTCTTATATTGACCGTTTTGGTCTAACTGTTGTCGAAGAGGGAAAGCCTGCTCGTCGCCTACGTCGTGATGATGCAGAATATATTTATGACCGCGTAAACTTTGCCGTAAACAGCATCGCTGCTAATGAGCAAGTTCGCAAGTTAGTTCTCAATAATCAATTGACAGCAATTGAATTAAAGAAACTATATCCAGTAGTTGCAGAACGTCCGCCAGTATCTGGAGATGTTACAACGAATGCATTAGGCAGAGGAAGTCTAGCACGTTTCTTGCCTAACCTTCAAAAGGATGTAGTTCAGTATCTTGCAACGCAGCCAACTGCTAAACTTAACTACAACCATTACTTTGCTGCTAAGTACTACGAGAAGTTAGAAACTCTAGTAATGAATGCCAATGAACGTGGTGTCATTCCTGGCGCAAAGCAGAAGGTACAGTACGAAAAGATTGCTCGTTCTTACGCAATCAATGAGTATCGCAGCAAAATTAACGCGTTCTCAAAAGATATGAACTTTGCTGGACTAATGAACTATGTTATAGCCTTCTTCCCTGCGGTTGTAGAGCAGTTCAGAGCATACGGACGCATTATGATAGATAACCCAGAGTTGCCTATTCGCCTTGCTTACGCAGCCCAGATTCCAGAATACATTGCAGATGTTCAAGAAGATGCCTATGGCAATAGATACATTGAGTACACTATGCCGTATACGGGTCTAAAGGCACGTTTTGGAGTTGAATGGTTTAACCCAATTAACCCAACTTCTGGTTCTATTTTATCTGCAGGCCCATTAGCGACTACTGCTGCTAACCTTGTGGCTAGACAGACAGAGTTTGCTGATACTAAACTTGGTGCTTTCTTGCTTCCATTTGGTGTATCAACTAATAATATGTCTGCTTACACTCCTAACACATGGAGAAAAGCATCTGAAATGTACAACGCCTGGAAGGGCGATGGAGAACAATTCAATAAAGATATAAATATGATTTCTAAGCAATATTTATTTGATTTTATTGAAGATAATGAT